CTACCAGTTACAGAATCTCCCGACATTCAGAATGCAATGCGAACTGTTTGAGTATGATGATGAGGAGTTCAATACGCTGGTTGACGAGATTGATCAGGTTGTTCTTGAAGGTGCGTACAAGTACAATTTGCAGATGCTTACTTCAGACTCTGCGACAGCAAGAGGGACGCTTACCACCAATAATAATGGACAGGTGACTGCAGTTAGTCTAGACTTTGAAGGACACGGATATAATTCAGTTCCTACAATTTCTGTCTCTGATGCAACAATTCCTGTTGAGGTTGCAAGGTTTGGTAACTCCAGTCTTAACCTCCTCCTCTATCGAGACATCAATCGTCTATACGATAGGACTGGTAATGGTTCAATCGAATTCTTCTATTATCCAACAAATCTACCCGACTCGGAGAATTACTTTGGTTTATTGATTTCTGGTTCGGATAGTGACGAAAAGAAATTTATTGTTGGTATAGATTATGCGGGTAATCTTGCTTTTGGTAATTTCACCAATGATAGCGCAGGAACATTGACAACAACTTCTGCATTAACTTCTAGTGGTGTTATTAGTAGACAAGGGTGGAACCATGTTCTTATTGGTAACGATGGACCACTCAGATATGCATTCATTAATGGCGAAAGAGTCCTCTATGATTCTGCAGCAGACTCTGCAAACTTCGTTGACAATAAGTGGTTCCTTGGACTAGGTGCCATTGGTTCTTTCGGAAACGTTCTCTGGGATCTCCCGTCTGGATATATTGATGAATTCAGAGCGAAGGTTGGTGACTATAACGGTATCATTTCCCCAAGACTTCAGGATGCAACTACTCTTACGGTACCGACTGTTGAGTTTGAGTCTGATGGATCTACTGCAGCACTTGAACACTTTACTGCTCGCAAACCAACGTTTAGTCTTACGATCGACGAAACCCTTGGTGTCGTCACTGCAATACAAATTACAGATTCTGGTTATCTCTATCCTAACACTCCAAATCTAGAGATCGCTTCGCCGTTTGCAACAATTAAATATATTGAGGGCGAAACTGTTGTTCAAGATCTTGATAGTTTCTCGATCTCTGGTATCGTCGCAGCATGGAGCGATTCAGACTATATTCTAAGACTTTATAATGCAGGTTCAAGTAACGGTAAGAAGATTGACTTTAAGACAGAAATTGCTGCGGTTGGACAAACCTCTGGTGCTAAGTTTGCACCGAAGGCAGTATCGGAAGATCAAGACATTCAGAAATCTGCACAGAACAGAGTCTTTGATGATTTCGAGGGAGACTTCCTTGATTTCTCTGAATCTAATCCCTTTGGAGATATGCAATAATGTTTGGCACATGGTTCTATCATAAGAGAGTCCGAACAGCAGTCTCTGTATTTGGGTCTTTGTTCAACAACATCTATATCCTTCGCCAGAATAGTGCAGGAGAGACAATCTCTCAGGTAAAGGTTCCTCTCTCCTATGCGCCGAGAAGAAACTTCATTGAAAGACTCTCGGAAATGATTAATGGAGAAGAGGCAGAGCGTAAAGTCGCAATCAAACTGCCGAGAATGTCTTTTGAAATCACGGCAATGAATTATGATGCTCAGCGTCAGCTGCCCAAAACAAACATGTTCACAAAGTCTATTGCGGAAGACAACACTAGAAAGACAAAATTCTACAGTGCTGTTCCTTACAATATTTCTTTCCAGTTGAACATTTATGCAAAGTCTCAGGACGATGCTCTACAGGTGGTTGAGCAGATTTTGCCCTATTTCTCTCCACAGTATTCTGTGACAGTCAAACCATTCTCCGATCACACTGACATTCTAGAGGATGTACCGATTGTTCTGAATGGCGTTTCGTTCCAGGACGATTATGAAGGACCGCTAGAGCAGAGAAGAACTATCATCTATTCTCTGGATTTCGAAATGAAAGTTTCCTTCTACGGTCCAGAAAGAAAAGGCGAAATTATTCGGCAGGTTAACACAAACCTATTTAATCAAGATGGTGGACTTGTTGATAGCGACGTGTTCTTGTCTAACATTCAGATTACTCCAAGTCCGTCCAATGTAAATCCGGACAGTGATTATGGATTCAATATTGTTTATTTGGATAGCGCTGCACCATGACAGACAACAATGATAATGTAAAGAGTGACTACGAATATTCCCGCGACACTTACTACGAACTAATCGAGAAGGGACGCGAAGCAATGGATCTTATGATCGAAGTTGCGCGCGAATCCGAACACCCACGTGCATTTGAAGTTTTGTCGAATATGATTAAAAATGTCTCGGACGTCAACGACAAACTCATGGACTTGAATAAAAAGAACAAAGATATTAATCGGTCCGAAGAAACTAAACAAATCGGTAATACAACCAACAATCTGTTTATTGGTTCGACGACTGATCTACAAAGACTACTACAGAATGAAGAAAAGGTGATTGACGGTGATGCTACAAGAGAAGAATAGTTACCTCGGTAATATCAATGTCAAGCGTGATGGTGTTCAAGAGGAGTGGACAGAGGAGAAGATTCGCGAATATGCCAAGTGCATGAAAGACCCTTCATACTTTGCAAAGAACTACGTTAAAATTATATCTCTTGACAAAGGACTAGTCAACTTTAATTTGTACCTCTATCAAGAGAAGATGTTTGAGCACTTCAATCAGAACCGCTTTTCTATTGTCCTTGCTTGTCGTCAGTCTGGTAAATCCATTTCCTCTGTTGTGTATCTTCTCTGGTACGCAATATTTCACCCAGAAAAAACTATCGCCGTATTAGCAAACAAAGGTGCTACTGCGAGGGAGATGCTTGCTCGTGTTACATTGGCTCTCGAAAACTTACCGTTCTTTCTTCAGCCCGGGTGTAGAGCCCTCAATAAGGGATCAATTGAGTTTAGTAATAATTCTAGGATCATTGCTGCTGCCACTTCTGGCTCTTCTATCCGGGGAATGTCAGTTAATCTCTTGTTCCTCGACGAGTTCGCTTTCGTGGAGCGGGCTGCTGAGTTCTATACCTCTACTTACCCCGTAATCTCCTCGGGTAAAGACACAAAGGTTATTATCACCTCTACTGCCAATGGTATCGGAAACCAGTTTGAAAAGGTCTGGACTGGAGCAGTACAAGGAGTGAATGAGTACAAACCCTTTGAAGTAAACTGGTGGGACGTTCCTGGAAGAGACGAGGAGTGGAAACGCCAGACAATTGCTAACACTTCTCAGTTGCAGTTTGATCAAGAATTTGGGAATACTTTTTTTGGGACAGGCGATACGCTTATCAACGCAGAGACTTTGCTTTCTTTGAGGGCAAAACCTCCCAAGTCCTCAAGAGAGGGTGGATGTTTTCTGGTCTATGAAGAACCAGAAAAGGGACATGAATATATTACCTTGGTTGACGTATCTAAGGGAAGAGGGCAGGATTATTCGACGTTTAACGTCATCGATATCAGCACAACTCCCTTTCGGCAAGTTGCCGTGTATCGAAATAATACTATTTCTCCAATTCTCTTTCCAAATATTATCTATAAGTATGCAACCGTATACAACAACTCTTATGTTGTAATTGAGTCAAATGATCAAGGTTCGGTTGTTTGCAATGGTCTCTACTATGATCTAGAGTATGAAAACGTTCATGTCTCTAGCGCAGTAAAAGCGAACGCAATTGGGATTGAGATTAATCGTAAGACAAAGCGTTTAGGGTGCTCTGCAATTAAAGATATCCTAGAGAACAACAAACTCGAAGTCGTTGATGAGAATACAATTCTTGAGATTTCCACTTTCGTCTCAAAAGGACAGTCTTACGAAGCATCTGATGGTAACCACGATGATCTAATGATGAATCTTGTCATGTTTGGATACTTTGCTTCGACACAGTTTTTCTCGGATATGACAGATATTAATCTAAAGCAAGTTCTGTTTGAGCAGAGAATGAAAGATATCGAGAATGATGTTGTCCCGTTTGGCATCATAGACGATGGATCTCAATACATTCACGAACTAGAAAATCAAGAGAATGGGAATCAATGGCAAGTGTACCATCACGAACAGGATTGGTAGGAATCTTTTTATTATAAATAAAAGAGTTGAATTAATTCCGTATTATGGTTCACTTATCATTTGTAAACGAAAAAGGAAAAGGTCATGGCACTATTCTCACCGTCTGCTTCTCCTGCCGTTACCGTTAGAGAAATTGACTTAACTTCGGTTGCACCGAATGTCAGTACCTCTACCGGAGCGTTTGTAGGAAACTTTCGTTGGGGTCCGGTGAACGAGCGCACTCTGGTTGCAGACGAATCAGGTCTGGTGCGTGTCTTTGCTGCTCCCGACGAGAATAACTCGGTAGATTTTCACTCTGCCGCATACTTCTTAAAATATTCTAACTCTCTTTACGTTGTTCGTGGTAATAACGGGGGTGTGAATGCCCACAGCGCGGTTACGAAACTCGGCGATTCTGCTGTTGTTGAAAACCTCAATGACTGGGAAACATCCGTTAAGAGCTCTGTTGGCGAATCTGGTGTTCAAACTGGTTCGTTCGTCGCAAAGTATCCCGGTACTCTGGGTAACGCTCTTTCGGTTTCTTTCTGCCCCGCTGGCGATTCTGCTGGTGCAAGTGCAGCTTACTTCGGCGCTTGGACGTATGCTTCCAGCTTCGACGCTGCTCCTGGCACAAGCGCATATGCTTCTGCTCGCGGTGGTTCGAACGACGAAGTCCACGTTGCTGTTATCGACAGAACTGGTCTGTTCTCTGGCACACCTGGT